TGTCCTGCCATTTGACATTAAAGTATTAATTGTATGCAAGCGACCTTTGCTGTCACAGAAACAAAAAAAAACTGACAAAAAATTCAGCCTATGTTGATACGATTATTTACCAGCGGCACCCACAAAAGCGTTAGCGGCGCCCTTAGCTTCAGCAACCAGGATGTTGACGCCATCCTGTTGGGCACCCAGGAAATGGCAGCGGAACAGATTCCGTTTGTGCTGGGCCACCCGAAAAACAACCTGCCCATTGTAGGCTGGTTGCCAAAGAACTCAATCCGGAAATATACCGAGGGCGAAAAAATAAGCCTTGGGTTCGACCGTGACGACGCCGAACTGAGCGACGAATCAATGAAAGTTATCCGCGATTTTAAATCAAATAAAATCAGTGTGAGGCTCGAAGGCGGAGCCATCAGGCATATTGGCCTTGTTACAAAAGCTGCCGTTGCCGAAAATAACGCACAGGATTTTTCGCATGCCGATCTGAGCGGTACCTACCACACCGGTGAGGACATTCTTGAAAACCCTACCCTTGATTTTACAAAGGTTTTTAATGACTTAAAAAACGAATTCAAATCAATTTTTAAATCCAATAATATGGCAGAAGAAAAGAAAGAAACCCAGGCTGTTGATTTATCCGGCCTTGTGGAGATGAACAAAAAACTTGCTGAACAAGTGGCCGGCTTGCAGCAGGTTGTTACCGGCTTTGTAGGAAAGGCGAAAGCTACTGCCGATTTTTCGGCTGACGAGTACAAAAACATGACCCCGGCGCAAAAAGATACAGCCGCCGCTATTGTCGCCGATCTTGGCGATGAAAAAGCAACTGCCCTTAAAGGCTTGCTGAAAGAACTGGCCAAACCGGCAGTTACTGTAGCTAACGGAAGCGTAACCAAAGACCTTGGTGCTCCTGTTGATGAGAAACTGAAATCAGTTGGTGACATTGTTCGCGAACAAATGAAAAACGCTTAGCCATGAAGTTTACACAAATAGCATCGAGCACCAGCCTTACTTCGAAAGTGGTGCCTGTAATTTTATCGAAGAGCGTTTTGCTGGCCAACTACATTGAGTTTTTCAAAAAACCGGGTTCGGCTATCAGTTACCGAAAAGCAGGGGCAAGTAGTGATATTGCTGCACAAACCAGGTCGTTGGGAAATGAATATGAAGAAGCCAACTTTGAACCACAGTACGAAGTGGCTACCCGTAAATTTATCGGGGGACAGGTGAAAATTGATATCGCGCTCGAAAAAATGGGTTACGACCTTTCCAGCGAGTTCGAGAGCAACCTTATCCGCCACATGAAAGATTTCCCGGGCCACTTTCATAATATGCTTATCAACGGAGATCCGGGTACAGACGCCACTCAATTTGCAGGGTTGAAGCTGTGGATTGCCGAGGATCGCATTGTTACCGCAGCACCTAACGGACTTGAGTTGTTGCAGGGAAATGATAATGCAGCGAAAAAAGCTCAGCAGATTTTCCTTGAAAAGATTGACGAAACAATGGCATTGTGCGAAGGAAACAACAAAGTGTTGCTGATGAATGCCCGCACCATTGCACGCATGAACTCGATTGCCCGGGAATACCTTACAATCACAAAAAATGAGTTTGGCGTGCCGGTAACCATGTACAATCAAATACCTATGATTGACCTGGGAAGTGTTCAGTCGGCAGTTGGTGCATATAACCCTATACAGCCATTTACCGAAACACAGGGTACCGCGGTTGATAAATGCGCAAGCGTTTACTGTGTGTCTTTTGAAGAAGAAGACGGGATGAGCTTTGCCACAACTGAAGGCGGTTTCACGGTGTATGATCTTATGAGGCTGGATACATGGTGGAAAGCAACCTATGAGTTGATTGTTGACAGCGCCTTGGTGCGTCCGTCGGCTTTATCGAAACTGCAAGGTTTATACCTGTAATGGGAGCAAAACAAATTTTACAGAGATATATGGAGCGTAACAGCTCAGCACTACCGGAGGATAGGGAAGAGTTACGGCGGCACATTGCCGCCGTAGCCACCGGTTCCGCCAGGCTGCGTGTTACCGGTGCCGAACTCGACGAACTTGCCGGGATTGAACCAAAGCCCGCGAAGCCTAAAAAGAGGCGAAATAAGGCAGGCACCCGGAAAATGGCACTGGATATCGACCGCGAAAATTTGAAAGCGTTTGAAAAGAGTTGAAAGGGTTTTGAAAGGGGTGTCGGCTGACAGAAGACCACAGATGCCAGCCGGAAGTAAAAAAGGGAAAAGATGAGATACATTACACAGGAACAGTTAGACGCATTTTTGAACGACCGCAGCCTGAAAGCGCTGGCCGGAACCGCAGGGGTAATTGATACCGAACTGCTGGAGAAAGTCAACAAAATGGCTTCGGATAAAATTAACGGCTACCTGCGCGGTGTATATGACCTGCCACTTACAGAACCTGTGGACGGACAGTTATTCACAATGTGTGGTAACCTGATGCGCTACTATCTGTACGAACGCAGGGACGCGGCCAATATTCCCGACAAAATACTGAAGCTGTACGAGCTGACACTAAAAGACCTGGAGAAAATTCAGAACCGTAAAATAGTACTGGAGGTTACCGATGCCGGTACCGGCGAAACCGAACCGGCTGAACTTAACTCTATCCGGGTGAACACACCCTCACAAAAATTCCCATCCCATTTTACAGGATTCGACGGATTATGACAATAGTAAACGAACAATGGCAATTTATCCAGGATATGGCCAGGCTTATTGAAAAAGCCAGGGAACTGGGTTTTGTGCTCACAGGCGGTGAGCTGTACCGCACTTCGGAACAACAGCAGATTTACCTGAAAACAGGTAAAACAAAAACAGCCAGCAGCCAGCATATGAAACGCCTGGCAATCGACTTTAATTTCTTTATAAAAGGGGAACTTGTTTACGAAAAAGGCCGGTTGCAACAACTTGGCGACTTTTGGGAGAGCCTTTGCCCGGCCAACCGCTGGGGAGGTAATTTTAAAAGCATTATTGACACCCCTCATTTCGAAAGATTCTTATAACCATTTAATTTTTACCAGTATGAAAAGCAAATTTTTTTCTTTGATTTTAGGATTGAGTATTATTCTCATCAGCAGCGCATTTGCGCCAACCGCCCGAAACAACATAAAAACCGGTGCCGATAACCCGGCGCCATTGCCCGCTATTACAAAGCTCACCTACACACCTGCAGGTGAAGTTGCGCCAGCCATTGTTTACGAAAGTGCGGCGCTTAATGATTATGTTTTGAGAACGCCCGCTATTGCTAATAAAAGTGTGGCACAGAATGAAACTGATCTGATGTTTGTGCAGGCTGCCTGGCAGGAAGATGACCCGGCACCCGCTCCGACTCCGGACAAAGATGCCGATATATTTACCTGGCAAAATCTTTTATCGGCTTTTTTAGCCGTTGTTGGCATCGCATTTGGCGTATATTGGGAAAAAGCATCAACTACTTTGAATGCTATTTCGGCTGCACTGGAAGACAAAAAGGTAACTGTTGAGGAAATAAAAAATATAGTTTCCGCATGGAAAGGTTAGGTTGGAAGCCCGTTTTGTTTATTGGTTTATGTTTAGTCTTGTTTACATTGGCTGGCTGCAAATCATTGCAGCCGGCCATTAAACGGGTCACGACAACTACAACCGACACGGTGCTGGTTACCGAAACCCGGCGCGACACAACTTTAATAACCGAACCCGATTCGGCATGGGTTCGTGCCTGGTTTGAGTGCGACAGCCTAAATCAGGTGGTGATGACAGAGCTGCAGCAGTTGCCCGGGCAAAAAACCCGCACTGTTGTAAAATGGAAAGACAACACAATTGAAGTTGCCGCACTTGTAGATTCTCAGGCGGTTTATTTTTCGTATAAAGAAAAACACACCCGCGAAAGCTCCATCAATACTACTGTTATCGAAAAGGTTAAAGAACCTCCCTGGTGGAAGAAGCTCGGGCTGAACATAAGAACCTGGATTACCATATGTATTGTTCTGGGTCTTTACACGATTTTCAAAAACAAACTATTTAAAAAGAAATGACACCTGAAGCTTTTGAAAACTTGCTAATCGCTGAAATAGAAGCAATCGGAATACCGGTGGAGGCTTATCCGCAGGACCCGAAAAACTTCTTTCCGAAGCATGATCCGGTGGAGGTACTGGTAAGGTACGAAGGCCGCAAGCCAATAGACCGCGATATGGCAGGGTTAAAAAGCAGGGTAAAGTTCTTTTCCGAAATTGTGGTAGTGGCACGCCAGGTTCGCGAACCAGGAGGCGCATATGACTGTCTGCAGCAAATTTACAACCGACTGGAGGGCAGAACCCTTGAAGGTATGGCCGGACAACTAACTATGGAAGTGGAAAGCTTTATGGATGAAACCAACGGCCTTTGGCAGTTCGGGCAAAAGTGGGCTGTAGAAACAATAGAATACCAAACTTACACCGACGACTATGAGCAACATAACCTTGGGACTCCGTGATACGGTTGCTTCCATACGCCAATGTATCAGAATCATTCTCAGCACTTCAAAAGGGGAAATCCCTTTCAGGCCAAATTTTGGGCTTAGTCCGGAGCTGCTTCTTGATGGTCAGGCAAATGATGTTGACATTTCCTATGCAGTCATCGATCAGTTGAGCAGGTATGAAAAGCGGATCATTGTGAAAAAGGTAACAGTTGACCCTGTTGCCAGCGGACACAAAAGGGTTACAATTTATTACAATATCATTATTCTCAAAACAAACGACATTTTTTCAATAGAGCTATAAATTATGAGTTACTTACATGGAATAGAAATTAAGGAAACGCCGCGCCCGGTTATACTGGCTGTAGGCGACACCGCCGTTATCGGGATAGTTGGTACCGCAGCTTCAGGCCTTGTGAACGAACCAATTCTGATAACAAGTCTTGCCGCGGGTAAAACTGCATTTGGCGAAGATATTGGCGGCTTTACAATACCCGCAGCGCTCGATGTTATTTTTAACCGCGTGAGCGCAAAGGTTATTGTGATTAACGTGCTGGAGACAGCCGATGCCACTGCACTGCTTGATGAAGGTGTGATGACAACCGACGTTGACGGTTACTGGGCTACAGGCATAGGTAAGGCAGCATTGCCGGAAACAGCAGATTATTCG